TTAATTTTGTTATTGTATTGTTTAGTTTTACAATTACCGTAAATATCGGAATCATAGTTATAATAAAACCTAGAAATGACATTATTATGTTATCTTGCATCTTCTCACCTCCTACTCATAAATGGCAGTTATACTCCAATTACTTCCCTTAAAACAAACTTTGAATTATTAAGATTATGATGTACGCCTCCATTGTTCGCATTACCTTGAATAGTAGTGTCTTTTATGTACAAATATTTTCTTGCATCGTTAGCAGGGTCAAAGTCTACTAAAGAGAAATACATACCTTTACCGTTGTATAACGATACAAATTGTTTTGGAATAAAAAAGCAATGAAAATTATACGGTTTAGCCCCGCTATCATAAGCACTAAAAATTAGTACAATACCACTTGTTTGTTGAGAGATTGGTTCGGATAAAGTTATTGTGTGGTCTGCTGTCATATATTGAATCCCACTCCATAAAACTTTTTGAATGACTTTATTCTGCTTACCATTTATCCAATCTATAACGTTCTTGTTGTCTAGTTGTAATGGTCCTCCTAATTTTTCATTATAAATTCCCCCAACGCTAATTCCTTTATTCTTTAGTGCTGAAAGTAGCACTTTTCCACTATTAAGAGATACTGGTTCTGTGTCTGAACTCAATTCATCTTTAACTTGAACTTCTATATCATACTCTGTACCTAGAGTGAAAGTTTGTCCTGTAATTTCTTTTGAGTCACAGCTAAATGTGCCGTTTTCAGTGTTTATTGTAACCAATTGCTTTATTTCAACCCAGCTTTCAAATTCAGTCTCAGTCTTGCTCTTTTTTCGAAATTGAATGCTTTTGACTGTGTTGGCTTTTGCTCCAAAATTAATATTTGCATATTTGCCAAATAAACTTATTAAGACTGTTTCCCCCACACCTTCTTTTCTTTCAATCTTAACGGTTTGTAAAACAGTTTCGGAATATTCAACAATATCTAATGCTTTTGTTTTGTCTTTTTGGTTTCCTCTGCTATCAACGGCAAAAACTGTTACTGTATTGTCGTCCATATTATTTATAGTTTTTGAAATTTCTGATGTTGAATAATCTAATTTTTCGATTTTGTTGCCAACCACAATATTGTAATATTTAGGTGTAGCACTGTTCTTGGTAGTCATCTTATTTGCACTTGTTATTGTTACCTTTAAATTACTATACTTTCGTATGTACTTTTGATTACTTCCAGTTAAAGCTTTAGTTATTGGATTAGTATCTTCGCAATCAAAATTATTAAATACGGGGTCGCTATTTACTACATAGCCTGTAAAATTAACTGCACTTGTTCCTATTCTAGTACCACCACTATAAGTTGTAAGTTCCACTGTACCATTAGCCTGGTTTTGATTTGGAATTTTAGCAAATAATTCATTCGTATTCCAACTATATGAAGCATCTATCCCTGTTTGTGTTCTAACTGTCTGCCCATTGAATTTGATAACTGCTGTATGCGTGAAACTAGCACTTTTCCTGTTGGTATATATTGTTATAGTTTCGCCAATATTGAAATTCTTTTTACTTAAACTTACTTCGGAAGTTCTAGGAATTGTCGTTAATTTTTTGGATGTTGACCCAGTTATTGTTCCTGCTGATATACCTGTTTGAAACGAGAAACTAGCATAAACGGTTTTCTCTCCTTGATTATTGTGTGTTACATCTAATGTTTTCTCAAAAATTGTTGTAGTTGAATTTTGAGGTATATTATGACTAAAATCGTATGTTGTTCCGTCTATTGTGCAAGTACCTGGTTTAGAATATCCATTATACGAGCCTCCTGTCGTTGTTACTTGTACTCTAACAGTTATATTACTTTTATTGTTTGCTATATTCTGTGAGTTTTGTGTTATTGATATATTACTTGATACTGCCATATGCTCTCCCTTCTAATAAAGTAACAGCATATTCTTTGAATTAATTTGTTGAGTTTTCAAGAAATAGTTTCCTATTTCTATACTCTCTGTAGCTTGTATTTTGTAGAAATATGCTAAATCTTTATTAATTTGGAATATATTTATTCCTTTATATGTTGCTAGGATTTCGTCCTCATCTATAAACATAGTGTTTTGATTTGCTTGAATCCAGAATCCTTTTTCGTCCATTTTATAATTCTTGCCATAAACTTCCCCAGGAAATTGAGTCCATTGAGTACACATAGTGTTATATTCAAGCTTTAAATCAGCAATTTCGACGAATCCTTTAATTGGCACTATGTAATCAAATAGCTCAACCCCTAAACTTGCACCAGTCGGCAATAAACTACTTGGAATATCGAGTGTTTCCCACTCTACAAAGGTGGTATCATTGTATTTTGCTCTCTTAACTAGATTTGTTGTTTTATTATTCCAATATAACCCTTTGTAAGGTGTAGGCTCTACATTTCCTGTATAAACTGCGAATGCAGGATAAAATGTTAATGCCACATAGCAACTCTTGATTTCTGCTGTATCGTATATTATTGGTGTTTGATAGTAGAACCCATAGAAATATCTATAAGTCCAAACTTCTCTTGAACTCTCGTTATATAATGACATTTTTGTATCTAATATTTCCCACTGCGATGTTTGCGAGTTATATTTTTTAGGTAAGTATATTGTTGAATCTAACCAATTCTTGGTTGTATCTGTAGGTGCTGTGTTACTTACAACTACCGGTATAAAATCTGATTTCTTGGGTATTTCTATTATTTGCTCTATTTTAGTTAAATCTTTTAAATCATCTGGTGTCAGTATAATACCAGGCTCATACAATGAGTAAGGTTTTTCTACTTCTGTAAAATCTGCCTCATTAAGGAACATTAGTCCTACGCAGACATTTCCTTGTACTATACTGTTTTTTATGAAGTGTGATATTGCCATTTTGTTTTCATTTTGATTCAATGTAATAGGTTCTGTGATATTGAATATATGTGATACTGTATAGTCTTGTCTTCCATCAAGCTTAATAACTCGTCCACTCAGTGTATTTTCATTAGCATTTTTGCCGTCCGCCCAATATTCGTTAGAAGTTGTATAAGCGAAGTAGTTTTGAGCACTTAACAATGATTTTCTTGACAGTTCTGATACTTGCCAACCACTGTTGTACACATACATTTGATTTTCTATGTAACTTCCACTATTGGCAGTACAATACCAGTATGCTCCTTCAGTAGGATTGTCAGGTGGTGTATCTGACTCTTGATATGGATATTTAGCGTGTGCTAGCCAGAAATTATTATCATTAATCATTGCACTATTTCTAATTAAATTGTTTCCACCGGTTCTTTTAGTTGCAAATTCTAAACTTTGATTGGCTAGCTCCAATGTTGCAAGCTTTTCTTGTGTTTGTTCGTTTATTGCTTTGACTGACTCTTTGATTGAGTCTGCTGTTTGACTTATTTGTGAGTCTGTTTCACTTTTTGTGTAGTGATTTTCTTTTACGTTTCGTTTGGTTTCGTATGTGTCACTTAACCCATTATCTCTAACATATGTGATTTTCGCATTTGCTGTACTTGTTATATTATTAATACCTCTAAATAATGTAAAATGTCTTAATTTCTCCCACGCTTCTTTTTGGTCTTCTGTATAAGGTACTATTTCTTCTTCGGCTAGCTCGTATTCTACAATTACTGGTGTGCCATTTGCGTATTGTTCTGATAAGTACGCTTTAAAACCTGTTACATCAATTGAAGTCAATCTAGTTTTTAAGATTTGAAATATTATTAATCGATGAGGAGCCCACAGATTATCTGTAACGCATTCTACATCTCTATTTTCCTTATATGCTAGACTATCATAGACAAAATGGCTACACACTTCTTTAGTTATATAATTATTTTGCTTGTTGATAAGACTTTGATTATTAATGTAGAAACATGCACAATTTTCGTGTTGTCTATTACCTAATACAATCTCTTCATTTCCTGTAAAAGTATACTGCTTCCTTGTGTGATGTGTTCCGTCATTTGTCAGATAAGAATCTTCATATAACTTTTGCCCTTCTGATAGTGGAAAATATTCTTTTCGTCCTTGGTATGGTTTGTAAGGTCTCATTACTGTGCCTTTGTTTAATTGAATTTCATAATTTTCAAATATACTTTTAAAGATTTCTTTATTATTTGCATATATAACTAACTTGGGAGAAGTAAAACTAGAATCTACTGTTATCGTTCTGTTAGATACAACTCCTGCAGTATTTAATGCTATATAAGGCTTAATAACATCTTTGAACTCACTATAACTGTTTCCATAAGGAACAACTGCAACGACACAACCTGTCATTTTAGTTCCTTTTAATTTTCCAGAAAGTTTATAAGTTTCTCCTTGTTCTAATGCAACAGGGCAAATCCAATAATCTATTGGCTTACTATAATCATCAATGTTATCATTATACAAATTTTCCCCTTCATCCTTAAATTCAAGCGAATTGTAAGGTACATAAGGTTTCGCTACTGTGCCTTCTTCCACTTGGACATAATAAGTTCCGTCTTTAACTTTATTATAATTAGTTCTTGATTTAATATACCCCACATAAACATATCCTTCATTGTTAGCTTCTACTGTTTGAGTTTTTCCCAATGCAAAAGATGCACCTGAACTTTTCGTTAAATCATTAATTGCATATAGCAAATTATCACCAGACAACAAAGGAACATTTGAACTAAAAGTAGCAACCTTACCTTTACCTATAAATATAGGAATTGCTTTAGCTAGACTTGTTATGCTTTGATAAGCAGTCCAATCTACTTCTTTTGTAGTATCAAACCATAAATAATTAAACTTGTTCCTTCCCTCTACATTTTTTATTGGACTCGGATAATCTGGGCTAGGGCTTGCTCCGTATGGTTCCCAAGATGATGCTCCAGCTGTTGCACTATCTACAACTTCCATTTGTATACCAATTTTATAATTGTTAAAAATTGCTCCTTGTCCAATATAATAATTAATCATCACGATTGTGCCTATAGCTTCTGGTTTTTTTGCGTGTGTGGTGCTACCTATCCACCCCCAAGTAATTTTTTCTTCAATTTTAAGATTAGCTAAGGCAAAACCATTGCCAGACATACTTCCATTAAACTCTTTTATTGACAATCTATAGAAATTGTTTGGACTAACTTCAAAATGTTTTTCAGTAAGTAATAAATTATTATCCATTCCTGCTGTTGCAGTTCCATTCAACGTATATGTTCCATCTCCATTATTTGTGAATGTTACACCATTGTTTGTAAACGTATCACGAGTTAGATTTGCTCTGTTCTTCCCACTTCTCGTTGCCTGTTGGCTCTCGCCCTCTAGCATTATATCTATTAATGGTTCCGCAGATGCATCATCTATATATATGTTCTTTCCTTCTGCTGTACCTTCTATTTTTGTTATGTTCTCTACTGATTGCTCTACTGATGATACTTTACTGGTTATTCCATTTACGTCTTGCTCTACTTTGGTTATCTTTTGTGTGTTCTCTGTGGTTTCTTCGGTTAGTTGAGTTATTTTTCCATCTATCTGATTAATATTTGACTCCACTCTTCTGTTTATAGTTCTTTGTGATGGTGTTCTAGTAGTTGTTTCTTCTTTTGCTTTACATTGTATTTTGCTTTCAATATTTGCAATCCAACGTCCTGAAAATTGCATTGAACCTTGGTATATTACATTTTTACCATCTATAACAACGATATCTCCTGTATCTAGTGCTGGATCTATTATGCTTTCGCCCTCAAAACTATAAAATTCTAGTCCTTTTAATGTGTTATAAATATTATTGATTTGGTCTTGATCAACTATGTACATATTGTCTTGGCTGATATAAACTGTATTGCCTGTTGTATCTCCTTTTTCAAATAGTTGTATTCCATCATCATACCTTACACGTGTTATTTTAAATTTTTCTCCCCATTTAAAAGTCTTAAATAACTTTAATGGAAGTGTAACTGAACTTTCTCCGATTGTTTTTATATATAGTTTTCCATCTCTACCTATTACTGCTATTCCACCAGCTTGTTCTGCTATATAACTTAAATAAGTTCTTGCTGATACTGTATTGTCGTACACTGCTATTTCCTTATTCATGTTTAAAAAAGAAGTAGAACCGAAGTTCTACTCCTGCTTTTGTACATAAGTCTTGTAGTACCTGTATTATTTTTGCTTTTCCATTATTACTATCTATTAGTGTTTTTCCATTATAATTAAATTCAAATTTAATCATATTATCGCGTAATTTAAATGTTACTGTGTAATCGTCTTCTTTGCTTATATCATCCACATTAAATACTCCAACAGGTATTATTTCGCCTGTTATTCCACTCTTGATTTCTACTTTGTTTATAGTTGCAGGTATTACTGATTTATATAATTTTAGTTCTATGCTTTGTGCTTCTATACAGCCCAATGCAAACTCATCACTTGAGAAAGCTTTTTTCGAGGGTTTACAGTCTAATATATATTTAGAATCTATCTCCGTGTCATTTATGTATACTTTTAATAAATGAGTTACATTGTATACTTTAGACTTATAGTTATTACTTGTACTATACATTAACTATTTGCCCCCTCTACCGCTGTTTTTTGTGCTTCTGTTAATTCTTTTTGCATTAAATTAAAAGAGCACTTCCATTTTGTTTTGGAAGTACTCGTTTCTTTTTCTGTACTTATCATTTCGACTTTTCTTTTTGATACTCTAAACTTTGCATTTTCTAAAAAACCTCCATTTACTACTGGAACTTTAACATCCAATATAAATGGGTTTTTATATGTCTTTTGTATAAGTTGTTCTGCTTCTTCTTCTGTGTTAAAATCCCATGACATAGAAAGCTTTAACATTCCTACAGCTATGGGATTATCTATTAAAGAACCATCAACAATAGAAGAATAACTGTCTTTGTCTGTATCTTCTATGTCTGCACTATATGTTGACGGTGTCGGTAAATTTCCCGTATCTCCATGTTCTTTCCATAACATAATTTTATCCTCCTACTAATGCTTCTATGTCTTTTCCTGATTGTCTTTTCATATCTCTTAAATTGTCTAATAATATTTGTCCTAGTTTTGTACTTCCTACGTTTACTGTAAGATTTATAGGTCTATCGCTATTTTCGTTATTATAATTTGATAAAACATCTTCAAACGTTTCTCTCATTATATTTTGTGGGGTTGTTATTTCTGGGTTATTGCTTGCTCCTGCATATTCTCCGAAAATTGCTAGTGTTTTTTCATAAGCAACATTCCCCTTTGCTAATCTTGGTAATGATACTTCGCTCATATAGCCGATGTTAAATCCAAATTTTTTTCCGCCCATTCCTGGAACCCAATCTGGAATGTCGAAGCTTAAATTATTCATTACTGATATTACCTTATTTATTCCTTTTACAACGCCATTTGCCATACCCTCGATTCCACCTAAAATAGAGTTTATAATTCTTTTTATTGTGTTCCATATTCCATTAAATATATTGGTTACTGTAGTTTTTAACCCATTCCATACATTATTCCAGATATTTTTTATTCCATTAAGTACGTTTGAAATAGTATTTTTTATTCCATTTATTGCATTTGATATTATTGTCTTTATTCCATTCCATATTGTATTTGCTAACTGTTTTATCCAGCTCCATACGGTATTCCAGATATTTTTTATTACATTTAATACGGACACTATACTATCTTTAATAATATTAAATATTGTTGCTACTGCTGTTTTTAAAGCATTCCATATACCTATAAAAAATTCTTTAATTCCATTCCATGCTCTTTCCCAATCGCCAGTAAATACTCCTATTATAAAATCTAATAAACCAGATAGTGCATCTATCACATAGCCAATAACTTTAATTATTTCTGTTACTGCCGGGGTAACTATATTTAATACAAATTCTATTACCGGGGATAAAAAAGATATTATCGAACTTATAGCCGTAACTAATTTAGAAATGCATCCTAATAATTTAGAAAAGGTTTCCCTTCCTCCATTGTCCCATATTTCCTTTAATTTTTGTGTTACTAATTCAAACCATCCTGATAGTGTTTCACATATTCCAATTATTGAATTTGCAAACTCTTGAAAATTTTCGCTTGAAGTCCACTCTTCTATTGTTCTATAAAAATCTTGAACTATTAAAAGTAAATTATTAAACCCATTCCACAATTGTTGTATTGTTTCAGTTCCACCATTGTTTTGCCATGCATTTGCAAATGCAGTATTTATATTTCCTATAATATTAAATATAGATGTCAACGCCTGAAAATATATACCTAAAGTTTTTTCGCCCGTTCCATTTAGCCATACTTCTTTAAAACTTTTTCCCATTGTTTTTATTAATGTTATATTGCTGTTAAATGCATATTCCATACTTTTCAGTAATGGTTTACCATATTGACTCCATGATTTTTGTATAGGTTTAAATAATAGTAAGAGCTTCTTCTTTATCTTATCAACCCATCTCATCATTTGATTATCCATTTTTGACAAATCAAAACTAGGAGCTGTTGTCCCTCCACTTCCACCATCCGAATTATCTTTGTCCGAAATATTATTTATTTCACTATGGACACCTGCTAACGCTTTTGTTTCCTGTTTCGCTTTTTTTGCACTTCCAGCCATACTAGCGTATGAACTTGCACTTGCTTTCGCAAAAATATTAACTCCAGTCAAAGCATAAGCAACACTTTGAATGGCTTTCATTAATTGATACACTAGATTAGTAACAAATTGAATTATTGGTGCTAGTACACTACCCATAGCATACTTCATATAATTTATGTTTTCACTTAATTGCCTTGCTCCTGCATTTTGGCTAGATAGCCATGCATTTGCACACCCACTTAATATTGAATAAATTCCTCTTAATGAAAATAATGCCATTGCATATTTTAAAACATGTCCTAATCCGTTTTTTAAACCTGTTCCCATTCCTTTTATATTATTAGTTATATTTTGAGTAATTTTAGGTAGACCTTTAAAACTGTTTTTCATCTTTGATATGCTTGGCTTTACTTGGTCTATTTTTTGTTTAAATCCACTAAAAAAACTAGTCAATTTTCCTTGACTAATTGCTGTTTGATTTATTTCTTGTTTTAATTGTGTCATTTTGTTTTTTGCTTCACTAAGTTGTTTATTATACATTTCTATTTCAGTATATAATTTTTGTGCTTGATTATTTAACGCTGTAAAATCTTTATTGTTTCCTAATGCATTATTCACTGTTGTATCCATTGCTTTATCATTAGGGTTTATTCCTTCTGGTGTTACACTTTTTCTAGTATCATCCACAATTTTATCAATCTGAGGATTTATTACGTTTAATTTCATTTGTCGAGCATTTATTTTTTCTTGCAAACTATCTATTTGTTTTTGTACTTGAGATATTTGTTTTTGTGCATCTTTATTATTTACTTTTATTGCTATTTCATTGTTTTCAGAACTTTTCTTTAAATTTTGCATTTTCTTTTTCATAAAATTAACTGCTTGATGTAACTTACTTGTCATTGCTCTAGTATCTACTTTTGAAAAAGCCTCTTGTGCTTGCCTTATTGTTTGCTTTATAGCTGGTAAAAACTCTTGAAACTTTTTTAAAGCCTCTTCTACTTGTGCTGTTACAATTATCTCAATTTCTTCTACTGTCATATTTTCACCCTCTTTCTTTTTAGGCATAATAAAAAGCACCAGATTTAATCTGATGCCTTCATAAGTAAGTGTTTTTTTTCTTAATTATTTTAGCAATTCCGCTTTTTTTCTTTCAAATTCTTCGTTGGTTATTATTCCATCTTCACACAATTGTTTATATTTCCTGATTTCGTCAGCATTTGAAATATTACTGCTTATCTTATTGTTTTTTTGCTCATTTCTAGCTTTATTTATTGCTTTTTTTATTTCCTCATTCAAACCTTTTCTTAATATTTTTATTATAAAAGTTTCTGTTATTCCATTAACCCTTAATTCTCCTGTTTTAAATACACTTATGTGTTCATCAATTGATTGTATATCTTCTATTCTTAACTGTTTTTCATTGGTAGTCCCTATTACTGAGTTACAAAAAATTATTCTTTTATTGGTTATTACAATCACTCCACTTAAAGTATTTTTTATTTGCATAGCTCCACCAAAGAAATTTTTTTGATTTCTAAAACTAGTATCAGTTTTTGGACTTATAGAAATATTTGTTACTAATGCATATAATACTTCTTCATTGCTTTCAACTAATTTTTGTGCTTTTATAATTGCACTTCTATTAAGAATGTTATAAGTCTTGTTATTTTTTACATACTCTTCGATATTCATAATCAATCTCCTTTTATAATTATAATAATTTGCAAGTGCTTTTATCAGTTGTTTCTTATATATAATAAGGATTTGGTTTAAATAACAATGCTATAAAATCTATTATTATTCCTACTCCAAATAATCCACAAGTAAATAGATATAATATTCCCATTCCTGTTTTGCCTTCATAGAACTTGTGTGCACCTAGAAATCCTAAAAATGCACAAAGTATTATTGCCACCCATTTATTTTTTGGTCTACCAGATACTGCTCCAATATTCTTATTCATATTGGTGTTAGTGTTTGCATTATTTATTACAACCTGAGGTTGTTCTCCTTTTAATTGTTCAACTTGTCTTCCACAGTGAGTACACATAACCGCATCTTCTGGAATCTTTTCACCGCAAAATTTGCAGAATTTAGTTTTTATTTGTATATCTTCCATCTTCTATATCTCCTTTTATTATATTATATAAAGAAGTATAGCACTTTTATTCATGTATTTTTGTCGAAACTTGTCGAAAAAATTATTTTTTTTCTTTTATCATAAGAAGTCTCATCTTTTTTGTTATTTCTTCTGGTGACTGAATGTATTCTTTTTCTTCATCTTGAAATAAATTTTTATAATTATCTCGAATAGGGATTATTTTTGGATTTCTCGATAAGCTATCTGCTCTTATTAATTTATTTGTTACCGCTTCCTGTAAATTAATCTCACGTTTTAAATCGTCAGCATTTTTAGCCAAATGAGTTTGGCAATAAATATTGATTTCTGAATATCTACTATTCCAAAATTCAAACGGTTTCATATTAAAATAATATGCCAAAGACTCTGTTGCATAAATCAATTCAATTAAATTATTTGTATTTTTTATTCTTAAAATTATATCATTTAGCCCCTGAAACCTTGGAATTGTTCCTCTGCTATTTTGCTCATTGCATTCTCTGCCGATTTTTGAACTAATTCGTTCATATTCATTGTTGATAAAGGATTTGATATCAACTCTTTTAGTTCTTTCTTGGTCATTTTCTTTTTGAAAAAACCCTCTTCGTTCAAAGCCTCCGCAATCTTTAAATATAAATCATTTACAACTATTCCTTCTTTTCTACAATCGTCTATAAAATCATATACTTCATCTATTGAATTAAATGCACTTTTCTCATCTTCTGTTTCTGCTAATTTTAATATAATTTTAGCCAAAGCTTCTATATCGCATATAGCATAAGCTTTTGTAAAAGCTTCTTCAAAATTTTTATTTTTTAGTAGGTTAGCTATTTCTACTATTTTTCTTGTTTTTATTACTAAATTAATTATTTTATTTTTGGTTTCTATTATCATATTTTCTCTCCTTTGCAAAAGAGAGAAGGCTTATTCTGCCTTCTCAGTATTTTTTTCTGTTGTGCTAGTTCTCTTTATGGTTCTGCTCCTAGCACTCAATTTTGCAGAACTAGGCTGTGGGAAATCCTTTGCTTTCTGTTATTTCTGAACTTCTATAGATTGTTAATTTTGATTTTAACATATCATCTATAGCAATTTCACTCATTCCTATATAACATGTACCTGTAAAATACCATGTTAGTGGTTTTCCACTTTCTGTAGCTGTTTCTTCCGGTAATTGAATTGCCCAATATCCATTTGTCTTAGCAGTTTGAACTGCTTTTAATTCATCATATTGGTCTTCTTTAAACAATATTTCTATTTCTAGATTTTCTGCTTTTTGTCTTCCTTCTGTTTGTCTTTCATCAGGAATATCTAAAGCACTATATGTTATTCCCTCTGGTGCTTTTAAAAATTCTGGAATGCTTTGTACGAAAGCTACTTGTTTTCTTTTAGTTGAATCTTTTAAGTCTGTTAATGTATCAGCATGAAATAGTTTTGTTAATGTACTTGCTTTTGGTTCTGGCATTTTTTATTCCTCCTTATTATCTTATAAAATTAAAAGAACTCGTTATAGAATTAAAACGAACTTCAAAAGTTATTGTTATACCGTATTTTTGCAGTATCTGATCATATACTGCAGGACTGGTATTAGTCCTTATTAAATTTAATTCTTGAAGTCTTGTACTAACTTCATCTGTCATTTGCATTGCTTGTCTTTGTTTTTCATTCCAACAAGTGATTGATATTTGAAATGTAGAACGAATAGGAAATGCGTTTTCTGTTAGATTTACTGATTTCAAAGGTGTATGCAATTCCAATATAGGAAATTTACTTTCTGTATTTGGATTACTTAAAATCGGTTTATTCTTATACAAATTTTCTAGCTTTTCATATACTAAATCGCTAAAGTCCTTTATACTTAAATCTTTCATTATTTGCATACCTCCTTCAACATTTCATCTAATTTTTTCTTGACTATTTCTGTATTTTCATTTCTACTTTCAAATTCAGCATCTCCCATAAAGTGGTTTGCTTTAGTTCCATGAGCTATGTAAAAGTCCATTCCTTTTATATTTATAACTGGATACGGTAATGCTCTATCCACTTTATTTACTGGAATGAACCACTCAGTAAATCCACTTTCAATAAAATGTTGTGACTTTCCTACGTGTTCCATTTCAGCATTAGAGCCTGTGCCAAAGTATTCAAAAAACAAATAGGATGCTCCATTTGCCATAAATTTAGAAGGGTCAGCAAAAACCCTTCCTTTCACTTCTTTGGTTGACATATCAATCATTTCGACTAATATGCCTTCTTCATTATGTCCTTTTTCCAACCTTATAGCGTAACCTCTAATGTTTTTTAATACATCTTCTGTTATTATTTTTGCAGTTTGTGGTAATTTTTGAATTATAGCATCTATATTTTTAAAATTATGTTTTACTTTTATATTACAATTGAAATTTATCATTGTATTTTCTCCATTCTATACACATATGTACTTCCTATTTTATTTTTATCTAGTACTCTATATTCTGGAATAAACTTCTCTAATTTTGAGATATCTTCAAATGATATTCCATTACCTTTTTGTATATCATAATTTCTAGTCGTACGACCTTTATATGTACTATAATCCACTTCACCAGTAGATTTTCTATCTAACTCGTTGACATCTTGTTGCATATTTAACCAAGCCTGTCCTTTATATTTCCATACTTTATCTATTTCGCCATGGTCTTCTATTTCTTCGTATTCTGATATATATACTTTTGTTAAATCTCGTAATAACACTACTTAAATATCCTTATTGAAGCAACATCAATTCTTAATTTCTTTTCTATATCATTAAATGAACTTGAAATAGAACCCTCATTGCGACTTAATAGTCCTTCTGAACCTCTAGCATTATATTCAGATATAACGGCTTTTTTTATGTATGGAAATAATTTATTATCAGTTTCTTTACGATTAGAAGCATCACAGGCAATAGAAGTCATATCTGCTATGATGTCTTGTATTATATTATCTGTATCTTTAATATAATTTGCTCCTAATCTTTGCTTTATTTGTTCTAACATCTATTGCCTTCCTTTCTATCCTTTTGAGATTATTCTTGCTATAGCAATTTCTTTATGGTTATATGTATTTCCATCAGAACCTACTACTAAATCCCAGTTTGCTCCATCTGCTAATTCTTCATCTGTTGGTGAATCTGTTGCTTGATTTTTCATTAAGTAACTAACACCATGAGGAGCCATTACTTTTCTTTGTCTTTCATATAAGTAATCTCTATCATTATCAGCATCTCTATCCATTTCATGAGGTACTTTTGCTCCTAAGTCTTCATAGTCAAATGCTCCTTTTCCGAAAACATAAGTAACATACTTAGAATCTCCATATCCTGAAACTTCATAATAGTTTCCAATATTTTCAACAGAAGGTTCTGCAACTGCTGTATAATTTGTTCCGCTTTTTGTATAATATGTTTTTCCTTCTGTTAAAGTTTTATCAGAAGTTTTTGCATATATTGGGTCTCCCTCTTCTTCTGTTATTTCGTCATATTCAATTAATAATTTTCCATTCCATGTATAAACATTTAGTTCTCTTTCAATTCCATTTGGGTCATTATATCTTAAGTTTGTTACTAATTTTTTTCCTTCTAGATTTGTTACTATTACAGAGTTTGCTACTGCTAATTTAAAGTTTCTTCTTCTATCTCCACATGCTTTTTGTAACGCTGTATTTAATGTTGTTTCAGCTACTGATGACTCAGTTTCTCCTGATATATCATATGTGTGTTTTGAAGCAAAAACTTTACCTGCATCTGATTTCATTGAGAATAATGCTTTTGTTATAATTAATAATACATCTTCCCATGCGCTATCCCAGTAATCTCCTAGTTGGTCTGCAACTTGACTCATAAAGTCTTTTTTAGATGTTACATCATATGTAAAGTCATCTTCATAAAACTTGTCTTTTCTACCAATAACAACAACACCTTGTTTATATGTTGGCAATGTTTTTCCTTCATCATATTTTGTTTTTCCATCATAGTTTACTGGTTTGCCTTTTAATCTTCCTATCATTGGAATTATTCCATATTCAGCACCAGTTTGTGATGCAAACATTTCTCTTATTTTATTGTTTCCTTGTAATACTCCTGATTTTATTAATAAATTTAATCTTTCTTGTGGAATTGTGTCATAATAAGCACCGAATGCTCTTTCATTAAAATATTTTTTGTTAAATGTTCCTGTACTTGTAAAATCTGCCATTTTTTATACCTTCTTTCTTTTAATTTTTATATTTTGATAATTTGCAAAGTTCTTCATAAGTCATTTGACTTTCTGGTTTAGAACCTTCAATTGAATCTCCTGTTTGAGGAGCAGGTTCTTTAGAATACTCATTTATTGCTTTTTCTCTATCTGCTTTTGATACTTTTTCAAATATATCTAATTTTGAATTGATACTTTCAGCAGTTTCTCTTGAAAAATCAATAGTATCTATATATCCTAATGAGATACCTCTTTGATTTGCTTGACGAATTGTTTCGTCTTTTAATCTGTAAGCATTTAGTTCATTTTCAGCCTTATTTGCTCTTGCTCTCTCCTGCTCCAATTCGTAAGACTTCTTTTGGTCTTCGTCCATTTTTGCAAGTTTATCAGCCTCTGCTTTTTTGGCTTCCATTTCTTCTAACATTGCTTGTCTTTCTTTTTGCTTTTCAGCATTAATCATCTTGTTTACTTCATCTCTTGTATAAGTTTTTTCTTTATTTCCTTCGACATTTGATGGTTCAACTTTTTCTACACTCTCGGCAGTAGATTCCATATCTTTTTTCATTTCTTCATCTTTATTATCCATGATGAAATTCCTCCTTTAACTTTTTCGGCTGAGTTATAACCAAACTATTTTGACTTTTTACGGAAGTCTAACCAAACAAAATAGACAGTTTAAAGCCATATCTAGGGCATAAAAAAAAGAGCTAGTCGACTTAGCTCTTTGATTTATAATTATAAAATATTAATAACTTATTTATTATCTTTATTCTTTGCTTTCATATATCCTTCTGCATAATTATATTTTAATACCCACATAGCTGGGCTAAATATTGTAATTACCGTAAATATAATCCAATACCAAGTTGGCATTTGTAATTTAATACTTAATATTAAATCTAATAACCACATATTATTTATCCTCCCTTGTTACTCCTTTTATAACCCAAAATTGTGCTTCTTCTAGTTTAGTTAATGCTAATGATGTTTCTCTACTTGGTTTGCACTTTAAATCAATTTCATCATAGATAATTGAGAAACATTCTCTTATATGTTGTATTCTGTTGTTTTTTTCTTCATCTACTGCTAAATATTTTGCTCTATCGTTCATTTTTTCACCTTCTTTCCATAATAAAAGCACCTACTTGTTAGTAAGTGCTATTTTTTTAATTCTTTTTCTAAATATTCTTTATACTCTGTAAAACTATTCCACTCATCATAATTAAACGGCAATGGTCTTTTGCCTTTTTGTTCTATATATTTATGAATTAAATTCTTTACATCATCTGGTATAATCATGATATGCTTTTACCACCTTTTCTTTAATTTCTTTTAAACCTTGTATATTATCTATTACATATAATGTATCTTTATTGTTTGTTAAACATGCTGACATTATATTTGCTGATAATTCTTTCTCCACTCTTGTATTATCTTTTAACCAATAATTATTATCATGCCCATAATTTCCAGTTATTTTACCATTAGTTATGGCAGAAAATATATCACTTAATGTCATATTATCTTCATATTTGCTACTTGACAACAGATTAATATATTTATCTTCATCTACATCTATTTGTAATCTTGCTCTTCTCAATTCATTATCTATATTCAATTTATCAGATATATTGTTTCGTACATCTATCATATGTATAATCTCATGTGTTAAACTTTCAGATAAGTCATAATATTTAAAATCTGAGTGATTTGGATTTATATATATCTTATCATCATCAATACTATATCTCATTGGAACATTTAAGTTATTATCTATTTTTGCATTGTTGCCTGTTAGATATTTATTAAACAGTCTTTTTACACTGGAATTTAATTTTGTGTTGCTTAAAACTTGTTTAATATCTTTACTTATTTTAGGTATATCAAGATTATACTCTATTTTCCCTAGCTTTTCAACTGGTGGAACATATCTTATTGTGCTTCTGCACCAGTGCCAATAGTACATAATTGGAGGCAAGTTAATACCAGGGACAAGTCCTTTTACTCTCACTGGCATAAGCTTAACATCTTTTTTACTATTACCCCAATACCTATCAAACTTATTCTCTTTATTAATATAAAATCGCATCATATTCATTGATTGGCACATTTCGGTACTGTGTTCATCGGTTACTGCCCAAAATTCCACTTGTGCGTCATCATCTGCGTTAGCTTTTATTCCTTCTACTTTTGCTAGATTATTTAATCCAATCATTTGTAAATCCGCTGCCCCTGATATTTTGTCATTATTTATATTAAGTTTTTGATTATTTTGCCTGTTTATTATCGTTTGAAACTCACTAGAATTGATTTCTAGGTCTCTTTGTTGTTGTATATTTAAAATTGCCTGTTTGTATAATTGTTGTGTATTATATTGCATTGTAGCTTCAATATACTGTTTCCAATTAAAGCCACTATAATTTGGTTGATCTAATAATGCAAGAAATAAAGCCATCGCTAATATTGATGGCTTTTTCTTTTTATTTACTTCTTGTTGTCCTTGTTCATAGTAATAATTGGCATCTTCATACATTATTTGTTTTTCTTGTTCTTCAAGTTTGCTTTGTTCTTCTATATATGCACTATAAATTAGTAATTCTAATATTTCACTATTTTTTACTCTTGTTCTTTTATAAATATTGTTTGCTAATACAGTAAAGTAATTATTATTTTTTAGTAATCCTTGTTCTTTCCAAGACTCTATATATGTATTTATTCTTTTCTTAGTTTTATTATCTATAATATTGTAGATATTTTCTGTTGTAAAATTAAATGTATCAAATAGTTCTTGTAATCTGTTTTGTGTTTGTCTTGATGTTTTATTGTATAGTTGTTTTAATTGTTTTACATATTTGTCATGTTGCTCCCACATATAAAACACCTCTATTCTTCTTTATTGATTTGTTTATTAACTACTTTAGTTTGTTCTTTCTTATTATCTGCTGTTAGTTTTTGTGCTTTTTGTGTGTCTGTTAAGTCTGTCACTTTATTATCTTGTTTATCTTCTTTATTATCTTGCTCTGCTCCTGCTTGTCCCATCATTTGCATTTGTTGTAAATTCTTTTGAATATTTTCTTCATTTTGTAAGTCCATTTTTGCTAACTCACTTGTTGCATCTAAATCAAGTCCTAATAAGTTTATGACCGTATCATCACTTACTAATCCTCTTATTTTTAATGCATTAGTAATCATTGTTGCTACATCAGAAGGTAAATTTCTATTTAGTTTTATTTCAATATCTCTAAAATCATATGTTTTACCTTTTTCTTTATTGAATTTTTCTAATATTATTCTCCATCTTCTTTTTAAACCTTCTTCGAAATCTCCTTCAAATGTTGCTATATATTGTTGTAAACTAAAGAATTTCTTTTCAAGTGCTGCATTATTATCTGCTTGTGTAAAACCTAAATCTGTCATATTAGGGCAAAATGAACACAAACAAATAATATCAATCAATGTCTTTTTGTGATTTTGTAATGCCGTATCGTTTACATTCTTTTCAACCCAAGCTATATCACTATTTACATCTTTATTTCCATCAAGATATCTTACTCTACTTGTTAATACATACTCATCTTCTTTTTGTCTTGCAGGGTTTATAATATCTTCGCCTTTTTCATTTTGTATAATCATCGGATTTTCTGGTGTATATCCTCTAACTTTCAATATTGCTTCATCATTATATTTAAATACATTTCTTGAATTTTGAATACATCTCTCATATGCTCTTATTAAACTGATTACAGGTTCAAAAATTGCTATTCCATCGCAATTTTCTATTGCTGTTGCTGGTATATCATCGTCCCATTTTTTAGGTTGTTGTTCTTTTATGTTTTCTTTAAATAATGGTTCATCTTTAAATTTTTGTTCATACGCTGGTGTACCAAATATTTTTCTTTTTTCAGGTGTATCGTAATAATATCTTTTTCCATCTGCTGTTGTTAATTCTATCATTTGTTGATATTCACCATTTGCCATATATGTACGAATTATTCTGTATATACCTATTAAATTCTTTTTAGCTGAATAATCCCATATAGCGATAGTTTCTAATGCATCACTTCTTGCTATTGTTATTTCTCCTGTTTTTTCGTCTTTATAGTATATTTCATAGCAAGCTCTTTTTATTAAGTAATCTAATACCATATGTAAAAAATGTGAAGCATCATTATTATAGTCATTTATATGTTTAATTAATTCTTTTATTTCTATTATTTCTTTTTCGTCATTAGTTTCATGATTAAATAGTTCTTTGATTATTTTGTCTTTATCTTTATTAAATGCTTTTACTTTATATGTTGGTGCTTTTCCTCCAAAATAACCGGCAGACATAACACTTATATATCTCTCAAGTGGTACTTTTATATCTTCATCATCTAAACTTGCTAGTTCTTCATCTGTTAATTTTCTTCTAAAATTCTCATATAATTCTTTTCTAACATCTAATTCTAGTTGTGTTTTAAAATATATATCTGTTATACTTTTTTCTTCCACTAATCTTTCTTTACTATATCTTAACATTGTTTCCTCCAATCGAAAAACACCTACTTTTTAGTAGATGTTACATATTTATAAAAGACTTATTAGTCATTGTCATATTTGTATTTTTAGGTTTTGGATTTTCATATACCCCTGTTAAACAGTCTTCAGCATCATCATGTTCATTTTTTCCTGTTCTCACATAATGTTTTAAATGTTTGGCAAATTCTGGCCATCTATCCTCCCAATTAATTGGAAAATAAATGTTATTCATTACTCCTGTCGAATTACTTAATATTCTTGCAACTTTGTTTTCTCCTTGATGAAACCAATTTACTTTTGTGTGAGTATTCTTTAACTCCTTTAACTCTTTTTGCACATTCCTTGCAAACCCTCTACCACCATTATTACTTTCTATATTCGCATTTCCTACATTATCTTTGGTCATCATTTCTGCTACTGCTGGTTCTGTCACTTCCATTGACTCTTGTGTATAAATAACATCCAAGATATAATATTCACTGTTATACATTTGATAGTCTATTGAGCATAAGTAATCGTCGCCCTCATCTGCTGTATCTGTGTAATTCATAATATAGTGTGCTGGTGGTAATTTTTCATAAGTTTTAAAGGATGTATATAATCTATTTTTTACATCTATTGGTTCTTGTTGATAGTTGGCATATATAATGTCTTTGTTCATATTTTTAGTCTTAAATTCATAATCTTCTTTACTTAATACATCTTCACACAACATTGAACCATCTTCTTGAACTGCTTTGTAGTTTATATGCCTTACATTAGGATAATTTTCTAGTATATATCCTGCTAAATCATTACTAGACCATCTTGTCATTATTATAATTAGCTTAAATCCATTTTCTGTCCTTGATAACATTGTATTATTAAACCAGTCTATATGATTTTTTAATGTATTTTCATTATAGGCTTCTTTAGCATTTTTTATGAGGTCATCTATTATCATTATTGTACATCCAAACCCTGTTGCAGTACCTGTTGGCGACGTTGCTAAATAATTTGACACCTTACTTCCAGCTAATGCCCACTTTTTTTGTGTAGCTTCGCCATCTTTAATCTTGGTATTAGGAAATATATCATTATATACGATTACGCCTTCTGTTTTTTCAGAAGCTATTGTGTCTCTTACTGATTTTGCAAATGAACTCGATAAATCCTCATTGTATGATCCTGTCATTATCTTTTCGTTTGGATTAGTTCCTAATATCCATTCTACAAATTTTCCTGCAGTTCTTGACTTTCCATGTCTTGGTGGCATATTTATTACACATACTTTTTCATCACTCTTGTAAAAATCTTGTAATTGATAGCATAAATCTTTTAAAAAGTTACGTTCTTCTTCGTAAAAATCAGATGCAGTTAATTTACAATATTCAAAAAAATCACGTCTGGCTAATTCCAAACGTGCTTGTTTTTTTATTTCTTCTTTTAAATTATTATTCATTCAATATCTTTCTCAGTTCTTCTATTGACATTCCTGAAAATGGATTATTTGTATTAACATTGCCATCAATTGTTACTTT